CATAGAGCGCGATAAACGCGGCAAGGTCAGCAGCGTTAGTGATTGCTGTCTCAATGGTTTCTGAGTCCAGCCTGACGGCGGCGCGGTAGGCTAGGACATCGGCAGGGATGTCGGTGCCGTTCTCGGCAGAGCGCACAACCATCCAATCAGTCGGGGCAAGAAAACCGCCTGCCTGTGCCTTTACAGTCGCAATGGCGTTTGACTTGAGGCCAAGGGTCACGACCTGTTCGCCGTCTTGCATAATGGCGTTGCCATCTTCATCGACAGCGTTTACATCATCCAGTTCTTTAGCCACACCAGCCGACCAGTAGAACCGCCCATCGAAGCTGGCTGGTTCATCTTCCCAGACTAGCCCCTTGGCTGTCTTGGTTGCGTCATCCCACAACATCCAGTTGGCTGGGTGCTGTATTCCGTCATTGTCAGTCCACGCTTTGCCAGCGCGGATAATACGACCTGAGTATTTATATGCCATTGGTATCTCCTATCTGGCGTTAGCGTATTTGAAGGGTGTTTCTGCGAAGGCGAGGTATATCATTGTTTCACCATTAAAGTTAAACTCTGAAGCCCCTGCTCTTAACTTAAAACCGTTGCTTAAAATATCTAATTGGTTCCAAGTAAATTCAGCACCAGAACTGTCAGCTAACAATGTTGCTACTGTAGTATTATAAGTATCTCTTTTGCTATCTCTTATAACCCAAGATTCAGCCCTATTAGCGTTCTTCACCATAATCCAAGCTGGCCTAAACCCTGTGTAGATAAACGGCCCATCTGTGCTGCCGTTCCCGGTGTAGGAACCGACCTTTGAGTAGCCTTCGACTGAGTGGAAACAGTAGGCTATATGGTTTTTAGTGTTAGTGTTAACTTCCCACCCACCGCCATTGACCGTAAACACGGAAGAAGTTGGTGCTGTGTTATTCCAGAAAGCAGCAGCAGCAGCAGCGTTAGTTAAGTTAAGTTTTATTTCGTTTGTAGCGCCAAGCGCAGCGTGGTAAACGTGCCAGTTATAACCCGCTGTATCCCTGTCTTTTATTATTATCATTTCAGGAGCAGAGCTTAATCCGTGTGCGACTGTTGCTCCGGTCGCATTATTTCCAACATACTTTACTATACTGAAACCAGCCTTTGTATTGACCTGACCCTCACTGTCAATCGTACCAACGCTTGTCGCTGAAGCATCGTTGCTAAACGCTGTTCCGGCAAGCCAATTCCAAGCGACATAAGATTGACTACCTTGATTTTCAGAAAATGAGCCAGTTGCCGTAACAAATTGAAGCGAAAATCCATCGGAATCTAAAGAAGTAATGTCTGAAGTTCTTTCAGCGGCAGTTGAACTAGAAGCCAGTGATAAGGTGGCTCCACGCACAGAATCCACCAATGCGTGATTGTACGTTGTTTGTCTATTTTTAATCCATAACCAATCTGGACTAAATCCAACACCAGTAATGCTTTGTGTTGAACCATTGCCAGTATAAAGCACCGTATTGAAATACTCAGTGCCATCAATGATTTCTACGTCTGGCAAATTCTGCGAACAGAGAGCAAGGAACCCACTTGGCGGTGCGTAGGCAAAGCTGCCGTGACCGTTGCCATCTGCGTTACTGTTGGCTGTGGCGTGAAGACCGGCAAAGCTGCTGTCTTGCCCGAAGTTGGCTGTTGCGTTTGTGCTACCACTACCGCTGCCACAGCTAACTGAATAGCCTTCATTGCCTACATCAGTTAAATTTAAAGCACCTTGAGAAGCATTGTTTTTATAAAAGGTAACTGTTTGTGGACTTGCATCAAGGTCAAGAGCAATGCCAATAATATCTCCATTTGAATAAGAAGCACCGTATGAAGTGACTGTGCTGTTTATTCTTTTATTTCCGTTACTTACATAGAAAACAGTTTGCGTTCCAGACACAACTGTAATATCTGCATTTCCACTTACAACGCCGATGTAATCGTTGTTTGACAAAAACTCAACATACCATTTACCCGCAGTCATTACATAAGTAGAACGTGACGCACCATCTGCGGCACCGATAGTCCATTTTAGATTACCTTCACTAAGAGTTGCGCCAGTATTATATGCATCAAGGGGATTCAACGTAGCAAAATTATTCGTTGGCGTATCAGGCACGGAATCCCGATAATCTAAATTAACAGGTGTAAAGTGATTGCCGTTGGTGGTTACATCTTTGAAGAAGGCTGCTTCACGAGTGTCGGCAAAGGCCATATATATGTATGTGTGACCATTTGTGTTTATGTCTGAGCCGTTATGTTTAATCTGAAATCCTGTTGCTGTTACTTCAATTGCGTAAGAAGAAACATCTTCGACATCGGCCAAATTAGGAAAAAGTCTTTTGTCATTAGGATTAGATGGACTTCTGGTAGTATCCCATATTTGCCAGTGACTAGCACCACTAATGCCTTTAATCATAACCCAAGCGGGGGCAAAGCCAGTCGTCACTGTCGGCCCAGTTGTTGACCCATTTCCACTGTATGAACCAAACTTACTGTAGCCAGAAATATCTGTCCACGAATACATAACGTATGAACCACCGCTATCATTTACGTTATCATCCGAACTTGTACCGTCAATCAACTCAACGACACTTGATGTATGATTTGTTCCAATCCTGTTAGCGTAAGCTGAATCTGCTGCCGCATCGTTTAATAGTAAGTTTTGGCCAGATGTTACCCCTGTGTGCCATACTCTCCAATAAGTAGGCTGAGTATCAAGCACCTTAACCATAACCCAAGCGGGTGTCGCCCCAAGGCCGTGTGCAACAGTTTTTGTGCCACCTGTCCCAGTGTAAGTAGTTATACTGAAGCCCTTAGCAGTGTTAGCAGATATTCTAGTCGCAGCTATTGATCCACCCAACGCAGAACCAAGATTGCTGCCATCTATCTTAACAGAACCCGCTGTTGGGGTTGCCCCTACACCAGCACTGTTATCGGCTGTTGGTGTACCGCCAGCTTCCCAACACCAGCCAACCATATTGTCGCCAGAACCATTTACACCAGTGTTAGTGCCAACAGTAAACCCATCGCCATCAAAAGACTTAAATGTTTGAGTTTGACCTGTATACTGTCCATCAGTTGCATTAGAGTATATTTCATTTGTTGCACCACGACAAACATCAGAAAGATAATTATATGTAGTGTCTGTTCTATCTTTTAACCAGACAAATGCAGGACTAAAACCCACCCCAGATATAGAGTTAGATGCACCTGTGCCAGTATAGGTAACAGTATTGAACCCCTCAGAAACCACATCATCCTTGAATGTCAGGTGAAAACCATTAGTCCCAAATGTCAGACCCGATGTATCTTTTGGCGTCCAGATGCCGTCCTTAGTCTCGCCAAAGCTGGCGGCAGTCAAGGCTGTTCCGTCAATCATATTGACTTCAGCTATATAGCCGTCAAAGTAATTGGCTCCATCGTAAAGTCTAGCACCAAGTCCGTGAGCGACAGTATTATTAAATCCAGTGTCGTAGTTTTCATCTGGGTTTGTGTTAGTTCCATCAAAAGAAGTTTGTATTGTCCCATTGACATATATTTTTATGCGGTCTGCTGCTGTTGAGTCTGTAGTATCAAAAGCTACGACATAGTGATACCAAGCGGAAGGGTCACGGTGCAAAGCAGTAAGCATTTTTCTGTAAGTAAAACCACTTGTGTACCCAAAAACATAGAATTGTTGACCAGAGAAAACAATTCCGTGTTGCTCACTGCTGGAACTTGACGCATCAAACAAAGTAATTTGTCCAGTTCCGTGCGACATAGCACCGAACTTAACCCAAGCACTCCAAGTCCAAGTTCTGCGATTGCCAGCAGATGCAGGGGTTCTTTTCAAATGGGAACTATCGTCATCATTTAGCTGTATAGACTGGTCAAGCAGATGCTTGTAAAAGCCTGTGCCAGCCGGATTTCCTGCGCCACCGATTGATAGTAAATTACTCATAATACCGCCTTTAGCTTACGTTTAGGCTGCGACCAATTTCGTACATATTGGTGCCGTCACTGTAAAATACCAAGATATCTTTCGCCGCTGCGGTTGTGGTCAGCGTTGGCGCAGTAGCGGCAGAAAACTTAAAGACAGCGTTGTAGCTCAGTGTGCGTGAGCCTGTGCCGTCTTGTATCGCCATCAGCGTGTATACGCCGCCGTCAACCATATTAGTAGGCGCGGCCAGTGTGCGGTTATCTGTAAGGGTAACGCTAGTCACCTGATTAGCTGAGGCATCCCAGCTAATGCTTGCAGCGTCTGTCAGGGTGGTCGCATTGAAGTTCTGTGTCTTGGTGAACTCCTGTGCAGCCTCAAGACCTGCGATAGTCACATCAGCGTCTGGTGCTGTCAGGACGCGAGTATTGCCAGTGGTAATGCCAACCGCATCAAGGCGCACTCTCTTAGTGTCGTCAGCCGGATCAGACAGCGTAAATGTGTCTTGGATGGCCTGCGTTCCGCCGTTCATATCAGCAAGGTGCGCCATAACTTCGCGCAGAGCGTTGTTAACGTCGCTAGGCACCATCGTGCCTTCACCAAGGTCGATGCTGTCGATGTCCGTGTTACTGGATGCGGTCGCGTCATATTCGCTGATTTTGGTTTTGGCCATTACTTTTCTCCGTTAATCCTTAGATAACTTATAGCACATATTTACCGCACGCGCACCCAACGTCCGTTATCTGTCTTGGCAAACGTCACAGGGTTGCCCTGACGATCCGTCACAGTCTCATAGCCTATGATGTTGCCGCCAGCCGCCATATCTTCGATTGATCCGGCTTGGGCAGAGCTGATGGGTGAAGGCACCTGCTGAGACAGTAGACCACCTGCGGCTGGCGCTCCATATCTGAGAGCCGCGCCCGGTGCCTTAATCATACCTCTTGCCAACTTACGACCCGGCGCGTTTCTGTATAAGCCACTTAATAATATTGACGCTGGCACGCCAATTCCGGTGCCTAGTGGATCGCGTATAAGGTCTGACAAAGCCTGCCTTTCCGCTGTGCCGCTTGATGGCACGCTTGGGCCAATGACCTCACGCGCCTGCCTAGCTGCTGCTTTAATTGGGTCGGTCGGTGCCTTCTTTCTCATTTGCCGCAAAAGCTGTGTCGGCCCAAACATGCCCGATTTTGACAGTGCGCTTTCCTTGGCCTTTTCAATTGGGCGCATTTGGCTAAAGGCTTTGTTGATGTTTTGCAAATCCGGCACGTCTGGGTTTTGGGCAGATATTTCAGCTCTTAGGGCGTCTCTAAACTCTTTTACAGCTCTGCCGATTCTGCCTTCTTTGCCGCCTTTGTTAGCTGTTGAAAACACCTCAGATGTTAAATCTGTCTCAACGTCTTTGAGCGTTCCCTTCGACAGTTTTCCGCCTGCCACGTTTCTTTGCACCAAGTCCTTTATTATGTCGTTAAACTCTTTTGCGTCAGCCGGATTAAGCTGCCTTTTCGCGGCTATTTCTGCCGCCTTATTTGACAGCCCTGAGGCATCAATTGATAGCTTTGGCACAACCTTACTATAAGCTTCGCCGACCGCCTCAGAGGCGGCTTCAACCAAGTCTTCGCCCTCTAGGTTTTTTGGCAATTTAGCGCCAATTGGCGCGACGGCAGTTTCGACCATATCGCGGTTAAACACCTTCATCACGTTTTTCTGCTGGCCTTGGATCATTTCCTGAGCAAACGGCAGGGATATTTTTTCTTCAATAGATTTGGTTACGCCGCCCAAAGCCTGACCGGGTGTCAGGGGATAACCCTTTTTCATCAAGGCGCGTGCGCCCTCTGTTATCTTGGGGCTTATCGCCTGACCGAGAGTCGCAGTCGCCAAACCAAGCGGTGCGCCTATAGCGCCGCCAACAATTCTTTCCTCTGGGGTTTCTCCGGTTGCGGCTCCGTAAATACCGCCGCCGATTGCGCCAGCGGCTTTTGTGCCTAGCTTTGCAGCCGCAGCGCCAGCGCCACCAGTCAACAAAGAGCCTAATATCTCAAAGCCGTATGCTTTAACTGGGTCTGTCTCTTTGAACCTAGCCAAGCCTTCGCGTATCTCATTAGCCGCATCCTCGTATGACTTGTCAGACGTAAATGCCTTATAAGCACCGTATATCTCGTCTGAGAGGCCAAACGTCAGCCCCTGAGCAGCCGCACGGCCAATGTCAGACGCAATGTCCATACCAGTGCGGCCAGTGCCAGACTGAAGTTTCTTTTTAGGTGAGAGCGTGTATTTTGAAGCCATTTAGTCTCTCCCTAGAATCTGGAACTCACCAGCAAGACCATTATAGAAAACATCACCTTCCTTTATGGCTCCGCTTTCAACAAGAGCATCAAGATCGTCTTGAGTTTTTGCTCTTTGGTAAAATGCGCCAAGTTCGGCGTCTGCTGCTTCTTCAAAGCCAAGAAGGTTTTTGTCTTTCTTTAGGGTTTTACCCATCAAGGTCAGGCGCTTTTTGTTGTAATCCATTAGCTGCTTGAACATCTTGGCTATTATCAAGTTGCCCTCTGGTGTGTTAGTCATCATAGGCGCTGCCTGAGCGAAGAAAGCCATATCTCTGTCAGATGACGCACCTGATCCTGTGACACGCATTCTTGGAACCATATAAGACATTGCGCTTCTCAAAACTTCTTGGTCACGCAAATTATTTACTTGCTCATCTGACAAGAATCCCAGCTCCTTACCGAGCTGGCGCAACCCCATCGTGGCACTCTGTATTCTGCCTGTTTCAGCGCCGCCCTCTATCAAGTCAATAATCTGCATGACCCTTGGCGCTAATGTGGAGTCTGTTTTAATGTCTGTCTGCGCTTCTTTAATTGTAGCAAAACCGGCTTTTATGCCTTCTTTTAGAAACTCACCCTCGCCACCTGTCATAATTGTCGTGCCGGGCTTTGTTAGCGCATCCCTTATTATTTTCTGCCCCTCTGGGCTATTTGGGTCAATTCCCGCAGCAGCCAAGTTCTTCAAAAGGCTGGTTGTGTCAGGTCTCTTAGCCTTAGCAAACTGAGCCTCAGCCAATAGGCGATCAATAACTGACTTTTCAGACGCAGCCTTCTGAGCCGCAATGCGATCCTCAGCGGCGGTGTAAGCCTTCATGCCAGCAGTACCCATACGGCCCAAAACCTGACCAAGCGACACCGGACGGTCTTGGTAGCCTGAAGCCTCGAAGCCAGCGGCGGCGGCGCCTAACATTCCCTGAGCGCGTGGCTGCATTAGCTTTTGGCCAAACGTCATCTCAGGCGCAGGCTGCCCAGCCGCTGCGGTTGCGGGGGTAGGCAGGCCAACCTGACCGGCTCTTGGCGTCATGCGAGACGCCTGAGCGCGGCGCACAACTTCCTGCATTAGCGGCGATAGCTGTTGATTTGCCATCATTGGAGACTGAGGCGGGGTAGGTCGAGGCAACGCCATAGGCGCTGGTACTGGCCCGCGAGCGCCTTGAACTTGATATGGACGCATGATGTTTGCCTGCGGCATAGTCGCTCTGCCCTGAAGCAGTCGGTTGAATCTGTCGTAAACGCTCATGCCCTAACCCCTAACCTAAAAGCCCAGCCAAGGCACCAAGTCCAGCACCCATACCACCACCCATACCCGGCACCATTCCAGCAAGCTGCGCCCCGCCTAGTGCGCCACTGAGGACGTTTCCTGCTTGATTACGAAACACCGGCTGCGTGCTTTGCCCGCCAACAGTACCGCCCTGAACGGTTGCCATATAATTCGCCAAAGATGTGAGAGGCTGCTGCTGCTCCATATTGAAGCGTTCAATGTCAGACGCCAGCTCTGCCTGAGACTGAGCCTCGCGCGCACCGCCGACACCGGCAAGGGTGTTAAGATCAGCGAAGCCAAACTCACGCGCTTGCGGAGCCTGTCCAATAGCCGCCTGCTGCGCTTGTAGCGCCATAGGCGCTAACGCCCCAGCCAATGCAGCCTGCTCATACCCTGAGCCATATCGACCAGCCTTAGAGGCTCTGGCGTCCATTTGCTCGATGACAGGGCGGAAGGCGGCGCTCATCAGTGGGTTTGTTCCCATTAGGTTTTGCATCACAACGTCTTGCGTTGCACCGATAAATGGTGATCCATCAATCGCCATCTGGCGGGTTCCTGACAAAGCCATTTCGGATTCAGGAGAAAAACCTATAGTGGTTTGACCGGGATAAAATTGCGGTTGATTTCCGTATAGGTTTTTGGCCTCAGACAAGCCGTACTCTAAAAACGGCTGGGCGTACTCTGGCGCACTGGTCGTCTGCGTGATTTGTCTGGTGTCTCCACCGCCGCCTTTGCTCATCTTACAATTCCTTTGTCAAAACCACCGACGTGGCGGTGTAATCTTTCAGTTGTCTTTGCCAGCCCTTACGGCCATTGATCTCCATTGCGTCGCAGCCCTGAGCCTTAGCCCAAACTGCAATAGACTTCTCAGCCTCGACCAGCTCATCTAAGTCACCGCCTGCAAGCCAGATTCGGCACACGGTTAGGCTGGGGTAGTCAACAACTTCGGTTATAATACACGACTTTTCCAGCGGATGTAACTGTGCCTCGCCTACCGCGCAGGCTTGGTACACATCTTCGATTGAGTGCGTGCCGCCAGAATATTCCAGCGCATCCGAAATGTATTTGCGGTTTTTCTCAAACTTTTCCTTCAGCTTGTCTTCAGCCGATAATAAGGTAGGCAACATCTACATCGTGTCCGTGGTTCTTATGCTCAATTATCATAGACCCATTTGTGCTTGTGCTTTTTACAAATGGATCGCTATGTTCTAGCGTCTCGTTATATCCGGTAAAAAAGACGATACTGTCAACGCCATAACGCGGGTCACTTACTGTCGTCGTTGTGGTTCCACTTGCCAAGACCGCATAGCCAACGCTGTTTAAGCCACCGTTTATTGTGCGGTTCAAAACCTCAGAAACCTCTCTTGTCGTCGCAGTGACAGGGTTTAATGTTCTAAGATTTAATTTGCGCTTTTCTACTGTCATCGACGGCCAACCTCTCTGGCCTCAACGTCAATGCCGTGGGCGAAAGACCAATTGCCACTGAGTAACATCTTGACGCGCTGATATCTATCCGCCGCCCTAAACGGCACAAACCCGCTGGCGTTAGTTGTTCCACCAACAGAAAACGCGACTGTGTCTGTAGGGGTTCCGCGCAGGCCGACAAATAACTCAACCGACCCATCCTCGTGATAAGGATATACGCGCGTCACAATACTATGCTTGCCCATACTGAGTGTAGCCTCGCCAGTAGTGATTGTCGCCTGAAGCGGATCGCCAGTAAATGTAAACAATTTTTCACCAACAGCGCCGCCAAAGAAGAACTCGCCGCCCCTGAATAACTGGCTGTCCAAGACAGTGCTGAGGCCGTCTAGCGTGGCTGAAAGATTGTCCAAGTCCTCAACCGTGTAACCGGCGCTGAAGAACGGCGCGATAAAGTCGGCGTCTACGTTGCCAATAGACCAACGGCCTAGCGCGTAGTTAAAGATCAACAAACGGTCAGGACGGCCAGTCGTGCTGGCGACGCTAGTGTAAGACCAGACTGCAATCTGGTTAAGTGGGTCAACCGCCGCAGTCATCTTGTCTTTGTATGCTGGGTTAAAGTCCTTGGCAAAAAACTTGTCTATCTTTTCATTGCCAATTGGTGTGGACTTTTGCCCATCGAACAAGTGGAAACCATTGTCAGAATAGTAAAACACGTTTGAGCCGTAGTTACACACCGAACCGGGGATGCTACAGCCGCGCTGGCTTTCGACTTTATCAAACTGCCAGATTAGCGGTGGGCCTGTGTATGTGGCTCGGAAGATAGCTTTCTCGCACAAGATCGTGCAATACTCTCCGCCCACCATTCCGGTGATTGCGCCCGCATCCGGCAGCTCTTGAAAATCGCTTTGGTCGGTTCCGGCAGTCCAGCTCGTAATGTCATTGAACCCAGACCACTGACATCGGTATGGTATCCGTCCTGATCCGGCGTCAACATTAGCCGTCCACACAAAATCACGCACAACGGCAAGGAAGTCAGCCTTTGGCGGTGAGCCGCCAAGATTAGAAAATGCAGTGTCCGTTCCTAACTGCCACTTTTGCAGTTCTTCGCCAATGCCGCCCGACGCAATAACATACTCGCCAAATTGAACAAACTTCCACTTCTCTGCGCCAGACAAATCATATGCCGGTGTTCCAGCCTTGCTAACGTCATCAAGGTTGTTTGTTGAGGCGTTAAAAGAGTACAGCTTTGCGTCATCGCCAGCAAACAGCTTGACGTTTCCTGAGTTATCTTTTGCAGCGAAAATGCCTCGTATCGTGCCACTAGCCGCATTACTGAAACTGATAAACTGGTTTAGCGGGCGATAGCCGTTATAGGCCGGTATCACGTTTTCTGCTGTGACAACGCCTGCGTTCATAAATGCTGGCTGGTCTGGCAGCCATTCGCCAAATTTTATCATTGTCCTAACCAGTTCCCAGTTGCGCCTGTGGGGGCGGGTGTCCAAATGCTCGGAGCGCCTGCTGCTGCTGCCGCCCAAGAAGGTGTGGTCGGAGTAACCGCCGACCATTCCTCGCCGAGTATACTCATTTTTACATCACCAGTCACCGTCACTTGCTGGTTGCCAGCGCCAGCAAAGATAGCCGCCACACTTGTCGCCTGCGTCACCGCTATGCTGGCGGTGCCTGCACCTAGCGTCACAAAGTTAGAACTTGAGGTTGCGCTTGCTGAGATGGACGCTGTGGCAGCCATTGGGCGCACGCG